TGTTCACAATATTTTGTTAAAGGTAAAATTATTAAAGAATTACCACATGATATAATGCGAATAAGGAAATATCCTTATTTTTTGGAAACTGATTATTCTAGCTTTGAAGCTGGATTTTCACCAATGTATGTGGATAATGTAGAATGTGTCCTTTGGCGTTTTATGTTATCTAATAATCCTGAATTATTATATGATGTCATGATGTGTTATTATCAAAAGGTTGGACCTAAATTGGTACCAAGATTAGAACATTTAACTAACAAGGATTATTCAATTCGAGTGTCAGGATTACGAATGAGTGGAGAAATGTGGACCTCATTGGCCAACAGTTTCTCAAATTTAATGAATATGCTTTTTATAGCAAAACAACATAATATAAAACTTGATGGATTTGTTGAAGGTGATGATGGATTATTTGGAATGGATAAAAACTTAATCACACCTCGTGATTTTAATTTACTTGGATTTAACATTAAAATGAAATATACTTCAGATTTAGAAGATACAACATTTTGTGGAAATAGTTTTTCGATTAAAACCATGCATTCGATGGTCCCTGTGGAACAAATACCCAGGGTATTCTTTAGCTGTGCCGGCCAATATTTACATGTGGCGGCAAAGAAACAAACTTATTTACTGCGTGCTAAGGCAGCTAGTTTATATATCCAAGCTAAACATACGCCTATTGCATCAATTTTGGCTCATAAAATATTACAAATTTTAGGACCTGGGATCAGCATTGTTGATCCCTCAGATAGCTGGTGGAATACGTATATTATGGATTTAACCAAGAAAAGGAATTTTAAATTAGTTGATATTGAATATAATGACCGATTACATTTCTGCAAAATAAGTGGAATATCTGTTGTTCAACAGTTGCTCATTGAAAATAAGTTAATGAAAGCTACTAAAATTGAAGATCTGATAATTGACAGGCCTTTAATGAGGCTGTCATATGTATCCGGACTCTATTAATTCATCTAATTTACTCTTTGTATATTAGGTTTTTTAACTAACTTTAGTGTATCTAACTGGTCGGCAAGCCGGTGGGGGGGGCCCTGCCGGTGAGCGTAAAGTGCTGCCCCCTGTTTGGGGACCTTAAGCATATGTCCAGCATTAAAGTATTCGTTAATTAACACACCTAGAATGTATTTTAGATTAATTAATTAATTAGTGGGGTTAACCACTTTGAAGATAAATTGACTACCCATCAACTTATTTTAATTATATTTTTATCAACATGTTCACACGCAACGAACAGGGGAAATTGGTTCTAGACCAACCCGTAATACCTCAACAATACTTACAAAAGAAGAAAAATAAACCTAAGCGCCGCCCTCAGCGGCCTCCTCAACGTCGACCACAACGACGAAATAGATTCCAGCGATTTAACGCACCTAGGCGATATCGGCCTAGATTGAGAATAATGTATGGCCAACAGCAAGACTTAGCCTTTGGCACACAATCAACAAATGGTATGGGCTCAACTTTCACTACACCCGTATCTGAATCAAAAATAATTACTTCATATTTCGAATTTCAGAATGATTCAATTTCATTCTGTCAACCAATACCTGCTAGTATGTACATCTTGAATGAGGCAATTATTCCCATTCACCCAATGTTCTATTTTGGGCGTACATCCAATATGTCTTTAAACTTTGCCAATTTTCAAATTAAGCAAGCTCTGGTTCATTATGTTCCGTTAATTGGTTCAACAAGCACTGGTATGATAGCTATTGGATCAACTAGAAATTGCACACCAGTGACTTATGACACTGCATTGGCCTTTGCTGCTTTGACTCAAATTAATGCTGAAATCAATCCCGTTTGGATGTGTTCCAAACACATAGTTCGTGATCTTGACTCAACTGTTAAGAATATGGCTCCTATGAACCGTAAAGATATTCCTAATGTGGTTTTTGTTGTAGGTACCGGCTTAGCCGGCACATTAGCTGCATCTTGTACTTGTTTCATGCAAATGACGATTAAATTAAGTCGTCCGAATCCAACACCCTCACTCACACCATTTGCATCTGTTGCTCAAATTATTATTAGCGCAGGTGGTGTTCGATCTAATACTGTCATGACTTCCAATTCACATGGTATCGTTATCAACTCAACCGCTACTAATATTGATATAGGAGAGTATACGCAATGTCCTCCCTTTCCTGTGGTTGCTACTGATTACCCAATTGAATTTACCCATAATGGATCTACTGTTTCTTTTGCTAGTGCACTCGATCAAGGCACAATTTACATTTGTTACTTCCTTGAAAACTAATGTACTTGAACAGACTGGTTCGAAGCTTGGTTTCTTCCGATCAAATCCTCGTTTTGTCAATCACGAGTCGCATGATTGACCCGGGCACAGGTTTGTGTGGTACTTAAGCATTTCTTGCACTTGCGGGTGCATGCAAGAAATGAATCTTAAGTGGCT